CCACAGGCTTTGCAGCTTCAACTTTATCTGGCTTGGAGACAAAGAGACCAATAAACCAGTCAAATATTCCCTTGACTGCTTTAAGGTCTGACTGCACTCCCTCAATGGTTTTTTTAGCAGACTCAAGCTGAATACGACCTTGGTGTAGAAAGTCGCAGCCCTGCTTGATAGCGCTGAAAGCACCCTGTGCCAGCATGAGTAAAGAGAAAGGGTCAATGCTTTACCTCTTTATAAATCTGGTACAGCTTGTGGCAGATCATCAAGACGGTGTAGATCAGAGTCGCCCAGATCAAGACTTCGCTGACCTGATAGCCAGCGACAGTTGCAAGGGATACGCCTACTGGCGGTGCTACCTTGGCAGCGATTACTGAAATGCCTTCAGTTGTGTGGTCTGTGGTCATAGATTACTCGTCTGCTGGCAATGGTGTGTTGCCTTCAGCCACCCACTTTAAATAGACTTGGTAGTCTGAATTAGCGGGGTCAAATGGAATTGATTGCCAAGTTTCTAAATTTACAACAACATCAACAATATTTGTATTTGGATTTTTTTGTAATTTATACATTTATAACTCCGCAGAAGCCGTGTAATTAAAACGATATGCTGTACTAGTTGTAAGTCCAGATGATTTAGAGCAATATGCAAACCCTGACTGTTTAATATTGCCTGTTGACACACCAGTTACAGCCGACCCCGTAGAATCGTCTGTTATTGAGCCAGCAGTAGCATTGTTTTCTGCGTATACAGTAACTGTTGGTGTGCTTCGCATTTTAGTTGGGAAAATAGAAGCATAAACTCTTGCGTTGCTTGAGTCTCTTGCTAAACAAAACAAAGTAGCATCTGCACTACTGGTTGCCCCCACAGCAACACCAATGTCTAAAGTAGTTTGAAAATACCTCTGACACAAAGCCAACTCAGTACCATAAGGGCGGTAGTCAAAACTCGTTGCTGTTGAGCCTTTTTCTAGTTGTACGCCTGTGATAGTAAATGTTGCGCTCGTGTTTTGAGTAAGTTTTACAACTCCTGCTCCCGCAGTAATACCGATTAAAGAGGAAGTTCCCCAAGCGTTTGTTACTGCTCCGCTTTGCGTAGCCCCTGCACCCATGTCCCAACGAATACCTATGCCACGACCATTTGTATAGAGCCAAGTACCAGAAGTATCCCCAACAATAGTTTTGCTAATATAAGTAAAAGTATTTGCTGTTGGAAGTGAATAAGATGTAATGTATTGTCTATTGTTTGCGCTATTTTCAAGAATCAAACCAAACGTACCAGTTAAACTTGATTTAGCCCAAAAAGAGACTGTAAGTGTTTGAGCGTTTGCTGTTCCAAACTGCAAATCTGCTACGTTGTGACCTTCAATAAATTGAACTATTTCAGATTGGTCGTTTGTGTTTGTGCTTGCTGTCCCAGCCGTATATGTAAAAGCATTTTGAAAACCAGACAAACTAGCAGTAACTTGTTGTCCAGTAATACTTTGTCCAACAGGTGAATCAATACGAAATCTGTCAACAGGAAATCCTGAAGAACTGCCTGTTACGGTAAGACTAGCCCCCGCATTACGCTGGTCAATCACCATCGCACCATTGATGATGCGGTTCTTAAAGCCGAAATTGCTGGACGCATTGAATACATCAGAGCCGTCAACCTTGGCTGTTATCTCACCAGTACCCTTTGCGACTAACTTGAATCCGATATTGGTGTCCCCACCAGATGCAGTAAGAGTTGGAGCAACTCCAGTTGCAGCATTTGCAAGAGTTACTTCATTGACTGCCGATGTTGTTGCAGTTACCTTCAGCAGCTCGTTGCCATTAGTGTCAATGACATCGCCTACTAACTTTAGATTCTTACCGCTACCGATATTAAGACCTACCGATGTTCCAGTACCTGCTGCTGCAAAGATTGCATCTACCGAGTCTAGATCGGTATTGATCTTCGTACCCCATGTATCTGTTGACGCGCCTACCTCTGGCTTAGTAAGTAATAGGTTTGTTGTTGTGGTATCTGCCATAGTTCACCTTCATGCTGGGACTTGCGTCCATGTTTCTGAATTGTCCGATATTTCTGACCAATTTTCCGATGTGTTTGAGACAGGACTCCAGCTCTCAGATGTATCTGCGACTGGTGTCCATGTCTCTGGCGTATCCGACTGTGCTGTCCATGTCTCAGGAGTGTCGTCTTGCCTGTCCCAATAAAAGTACCCAACATTGCCAACAGCGCCAGCAATGATTTCCCCAATTATCTCAAGAGTTCTAGCATTCTGTGCGCTACCAACTTCAAGTGATGACGACACACCAGACAGATTGACTACCTGAGCAGACGATGCCACCATAGTGCCAACGGCACAAGTAGACGCATTTCCAGATATTGAAACTGATACGCTATTGACTACTGAGTCAACCGCACCAGTTGACTGGTTTCCATCAATGCCAAACGCCTTGCCAACAGTACCGACTGCTGTGGTTGATGAAACCCCAGAGATGGATAGCGTGACAGATAAGCCGACAGACCCGACATTACCTGTGCCGACTACGCCATCCTCTTGCTCAGACAGATTGACTAATACAGTTCCAACGGCAGTCGTTGACGCATTGCCAGTCAACGCAATAGATGTTTCACCACGGCTTACAGAGCCTACGGCAGCCGTTGATGCGTTACCCGATACGGTTGCAAGGATTGTCTCTGCAACGCTTCCTACGGCAGTTGTAGAGGCATTGCCAGTTATGGCGTGGGTGCGTGTCTCTGCAACGCTGCCAACGGCAGTAGTTGAAGCATTACCAGTCAATGCAAAGGATGTAGCCCCGCGAGTAACCGAGCCGACCGCAGTTGTGGATGCGTTGCCTGTAACTGCAATTTGTGGAGCTGCAACCACAGAGCCAGCCGACAAGGTTGACGCATTACCAGTCAGGGCAAACGATGTTGCGCCTCTAGTAACAGAGCCAACGGCAGTCGTTGACGAGTTGCCAGTAATAGCAACGGTTAGTACCTCTGCAACGCTACCTACGGCAGTCGTTGAAGCATTACCAGTTACAGCATGAGTTCGTACCTCTTCAACACTACCAACGGCAGTCGTTGACGAGTTACCAGTTATGGCAAAGGATGTTGCCCCGCGACTTACAGAACCGACGGCAGTCGTGGATGCGTTACCAGTTACTGCAATAGACCTTTCGCTAGTAACGCTACCAACATTACCAGTCGCTACCGTTCCATCTTCTTGAATTGATATTGACTCTTGTACGCTACCGACGGCAGTCGTCGATGCGTTACCAGTTACGGCATGGGTTCGTGCTTCTTCAACACTACCAACAGCAGTAGTTGATACATTACCTGTTATTGCTATTGATGTAGCGCCACGACTGACTGAGCCAACGGCAGTCGTGGATGCATTGCCAGCAATGGCTGTTGATCTGTTTACTACAACAGTACCAACATTACCAGTTGCTACTGTCCCATCTTCTTGAACTGATATTGACTCTTGTACGCTGCCAACAGCAGTTGTTGATGCGTTACCAGATATTGCTAGGGATGTAGCTCCACGACTTACTGAGCCAACAGCAGTTGTTGATGCGTTACCAGATATTGCTAGGGATGTAGCGCCACGACTTACTGAGCCAACAGCAGTCGTCGATGCGTTGCCTGTTATTGCAAAGGATGTTGCCCCACGACTTACAGAGCCAACGGCAGTCGTTGATGCGTTGCCTGTAATTGCAACGGTTATGACTGGTAAAACAGAGCCAACCGAACCAGTTGCAGCGTTACCTGTGATAGCAACGGTTGGGACATCTCCGTAACCGTAAGCCCCGCGACCGTACCTACCAGAGCCGTAAGCAGCCATGTTGCTGCCCCTTAAATTTAAGCGAGTCTGATCAAGCCTGTGCTTGCGTCATTCGTCGGCATGGTGAGTGTAAAAGTTCCAGCCGTGACGGTCTGAGAACCAAAGGTGTGGACGCTAACTGCCTTATTGCTTTGTGTGCTGTTATACAAAAGCACCGCATCAAATGCAGTTGCTAGGGTAACGGTTGTGTATGTGATGCTAGCGCTTGGAGTGACAAAAGCTGTCGTTCCACTTGTGCTTGGAGCTGTACCAAAAGTTACCGCAACACCACCTGCCGTGTAATTTGTTCCAGAGACTTCGTTGGTTGCCGAGTAAGCAGTAGTCGATGCATTGACTGTGGCAGATGCCAAGTACAAGGCAGCTTTGAAAGAATCAGTAGCAGTTGATCCGCGTACAACGCCAGTACCAAAATTGTGATGTCCTACCAGTAATTCGCCTTTGAACGAAGTACACATTGCTTGAGTATTTGCCATGATGGTTTCCTTATCCTAAAGATTGAGCGACTGGTTCGCCAGTCACGGTCATGCGTTTTAATTTCATATCGACTGAACGATGCACAAGCTCGCCTTCTAGCCAATACTCAACCCATTGAGTTGTCTCATTGTCATTGTCAATTATCCCCTCTTTTTTCTCAAGAAGAGAGTCGTCCATATCGCCTTTTGTTGTAGTAACAATAGCCAT